AGCAGCCACTGATGATTCATCACGCCGCGATCTGCCGGACGTCCAGTCTGCTGACGCTCCCGTGGCCCCCTGGCTGCTATCACTGGGAGACGGTTGCCTATGGTTGGCTCGGGCAGCGCGGCTTCGACTGCTCGCCGCAAGCGGTCTACAACTACCGACCTAGCATCAACGCCGGCGCCCGTCTGCTGCCCGATCTGCTCCGCAGCATGCTGAACGCTTTGTGCTGGCTGCAGGGCAAGCCCACAATCAATTTCGCGGCCGACTTGGTGGACTGACACATGGCCTACGTCGTCTATCCAGACTCGCTGCCCTGCCCGCTGCAACCGTCCTCGTGGACGGCGGACGAGCGCCGCAGGCAAGCTGGCGAGGTGGGCGCAACCGAGGTGGGCGAGTACGGACGCGAGCGCATCTATACCGAGTCGCTTTCCTGGATGGTGCCCGAGGAAGACGCTGCCGCGTGGCGCGCGTGGTGGTTCACAACGGCGATTGGCGGCGCGACCTGGTGGACGGCACCGAGCTGGCCCGAGTACCGCGATTTCAGCCCCGTGCGGCGGTTCATCTCCGAGCCGGTCTGGCTGCATCAGGGGAAGGGCTTCTGGCGCGTCGAGGCGACGGTGGAGGTGCGTATAGGGGGCGGTGTCGTCGGCACACAAGGTCCAACGCCTGCCCCGCCGCCGCCCGTCTACGACGATCTGCCGGCGTTTTTGTCCTTCGTTCCGTGGCCGAGCGTGGGCGGTATTGCCCTTCCGCCGCCTCCGCCACCCCCGCCACCCCCGCCGCCAATCGCCAACTTCACGGCTTCTCCGCTCAGTGGCCCCGCGCCTCTGACGGTTGCGTTCACGAACACATCCACCGGGTTCCCGACGCCGACATGGGGATGGTCTTTCGAGGACGACAGCAACATCGACTCGACGGTCCGCAATCCGACGCACACATACACGGCCCCCGGCATCTACTCCGTGCGACTTGAGGCGACCAATATCAACGGGTCTGACACCCTGGTGCGCACCGCATACATCGAGGTCACCTCGTAATGCCTAACTACCGCCCGCCGCTACGCGGCATCCGACTGTCCGATGCGCTCGCCGAAGCGGCGGCGAGCGCGCCGGTGTCGCGTACCATTCTTGCGTGCTACGAGTTCGCGCACCCGTTGCGCGTGCTTCGCGTCGTCAACAACACCGAGGACGTGACCGTCACCCACGAGGCCGGAGCGGCGCTCAACCCGTCCGGGTCCGCGACGTACTGGGCCGCTCCGCTCACCGTCGGTGTGCCAGAGGAATCGCCTGCGGCCGGAAGCCCCGAGGTCGTGATCACGCTCAGCAACGTCAGCGGCCAAGTCAAGCAAATGCTCGACGAGGTGCGCGCCGAGCCGGAGGCGCTGGAGTCCTGGACGGTGACGGAACGGCTGTATGCGTCTGACGATCTGACTGCGCCCGCCCGCATGCCGCCGATGCGGCTGACGGTTCTGGGGGTCGAGATCAGCGGCCAGATCGCCACAATCCGCTGCGGCTACGGCGATCCCGCACGGCGCAGCGTCCCGCGCGCCACGTTTCGCTCTTCACAATACCCCGGACTGGTCGCACGATGACTGCTTCGCACTGGGCCGTGCAATACCTCGGCCACCGCTGGGCGCCGAACGGAGAGGGGCCGCGCGAGTGGTCGTGCTGGGCGCTGGTGCGGCATGTGCTGGCGCGCCACTTTGGGCAAGTGCTGCCGGCGCTGCCCGCCGACGCGGTGCGTGCGGCTGGCTGGGCAGTGGTCGCTCGGGGCCTGCACGCTGACCGCGGGCTCTGTGGACTCGTGGATGAGGGCGACGTGCTGCTTCTGCGGGGCGTCGACCAGGCGCATGTTGGGATTGTGGTGGGCCACGGCGCGCGGGCACGGGTACTTCATGCAGACGGCGAGATGGTGCGAGGCGCTCCAGTTGGGGGCGTGGTGCTGCGCCCCGTGCACGAGGTTGCCTCGGGCTACCGGGCCAGTGAGCTTTGGAGGCGCGGATGCTAGACGGCGGCATTATTCGCGGCGAGCTGCCGGCGCAAGGCTTCGCGGTCGCCGCGATCAACGACAACCCGTTGACGTGGGCACCTCGGCCGGTGCTCGTGGCCCCTGGCACGCCGATCCGCTGCGCTGCGCCTGTCGGCGTTCACGTCTGTCGATTGAATGGCCAGTGGGTCAGCCAGCGCGACTGGGACTACCCGCTGCTCGATGGCGACGTCGTGGAGTGGTTTGAAGTTCCGCACAGTCGCAACACGCTACGCTCGGCTTTTCAGATCGCCACCGCAGTTGCGGCGATCTACTACCCGCCGCTGTGGTTCGGTGCCGGAACGTGGCAGGCCGCGGCTGCATCCCTCGCGATCAGCGTCGGCGGGAACTTGGCGATCAATGCGCTGCTGCCGCTTCAGCTGCAGGGACAGGAAGGCGCTGGTCAAGGTCCGAGCCCGACGTACAGCACGAACCTCGCCGGCAATCAAGCCCGCCTGTTCCAGCCGATCCCCAAGGTGCTGGGCTATCACCTCATCTTCCCGCCTTTTGCGGCCCCGCCCTACACGCGCTTTCAGGACAACGATCAGTACTACTACGCCCTGTTCGCAGTGAGCGTGGACGACGTGTCGATCATCCGCGCCTACATCGACGACACCGACATCAGCGCGTTCGCCGATGTGCTGGTAAGCAACTACCTGCCGCCCGGAGACTTCCCCGGTTCTGTGTCGCCGGTCATCGTTTCGTCTGCCGAGGTTGTGGGCACCGAGCTGAAGACCGCCCGATACGTGGGCGGGTTCGCCGTGTGCAGCGGCGATTACGAGGTCAACGGAATTGAAATCGACATCGTTGCCCCGCAGGGATTAAGCAATCTGTCGTGCACGTTTCGAGTTGAGCTGCGCACTGTCGACGCTTTTGGCATACCGCTCACGGCATGGTCGACGTACGACGTGCAGACAGTGACGGCCAACACAACGACGCCGCAGCGGTGGACGTTCGATTACATCGGCCTCACGCCTGCGCGGTACGAGGTACGGCTCGTGCGGACCGATGTCAAGGTCGAGACGCCAGGCACCGCCCACACGATCCAGTGGACGGCGCTGCGCGGCAGGTTGACGGCGGTCGCCACGCTGAACCCCAACGTCGCGCATTTTGAAGTCGTCATGCGTGCCAGTGAACAACTGAGCGCGCTCACCCAGCGTCGATTCGGCCTGCTGGTCTGCGGGCACGCCCGCATGTGGCACCCTGACTCTGGGTGGACCGTGCCCGGGCCGACGCGAAACCCTGCGTGGTGGCTGGCCGATCTGTGGACGTCCACCACATGGGGCGAAGGGCTGCCCGATGATCGCGTGGACCTGCTCAGCCTGTACCAGTACGCCCTCGAATGGGAGGCGCGGCAGGACCGCTGCGACCTAGTGCTGGAGCAGCCCACGGACTCATGGGAAGCCGCGCAAACCATCGCGCGCACCGGCCGCGCCCGCGTGTTCCGACGCGGCGGTGTCTACACACTGGCGCGCGACGAAGCCGCAGACCTGCCGGTGGCGGCATTCACTCCGCGCAACACTGCGCCCGGCTCGATGAGCATGGCGGAAACGATGCGCACCGAGAGCTCACCGGATTCGGTCATCGTCGAGTATTTTGACAATCGGTCTTGGACGTGGCAGGAGATTACCGAGCTGGTCCCAGGCCGCACCGCCGTCACCAATCCGATCATCGTGCGCATACCCGGCATCACCGGCCGCACTCACGCACGCCGCGAGGCACGGTACGAAGCCGCAGCGCTGGCCTACCGGACGCGGTCGGTGGCATGCACGACAGAGATGGAGGGACTGCTGCCCTCGTACATGCAGGCGGTCGTCTGGCAGCCCGACTGGGTGGACTACGGTGCCTCCGGCGATGTGCTCGGCTACAACGCCGGCACATTGGAGCTGACGCTTTCCGAGCCGGTGCCCACTGGGGCGACTCAATGCTACCTGCTGGACCTGTACGGACAGCCGTGGGGGCCGACCGCCATCACCGTGTCCGGTCCGCGCACCGTGATCCTCGAATCCGCGCCACCATGGACGCCAGAGACCGAGGGCGCGGCGCGCGAGCGCACGAAGTTTGTCATCGGCGCTCCGTCGTCGCCCGGGTCAACTGGCGAGATTGTTCGCGTGTCGAGCGTGGCCGACGGCGGGAAGGATGGCGACGTTCAACTCTGGCGGATCGAGGCGATCGTGGATGACGGTCGCGTGCACACGGCAGACCTGAACCTGCTGCCCGCCAGCGGTGAAGAGCAAGACCCGATCGATGACGGTTCGGGCGTTTCGGGCAGCGGCAGCGGGAGCGACGTGGCGGTCATCGTGCATATCACGAACCGCTCTCTGGTTTACAACCCGCAGGTCGGCGATACCTATGCGCCGGGCGCCGTAGGGCGCGTGCGCCTGTTGGGAGACGGGCGGCTGGAAGTGCAGGCGGGCGATTTCAGCCCCGCGTCTGGAACGTCGATCATCTCGGATCAATGGGTGCTGTCCAGCCCTCTGCCTGTGTCCGATCTGGCCGGATATGAAGTCCGCGCCACGCTACTTTACGGGCCGACGCCTTCTGAGGGCACGTTGGGCGCGTGGATTGACGTTTCGACAAACCCGCAGTGGCGTTATGGTCCGGTCTACAACGCGGGCGCGCCGCTGCTGGCCGGCATTCGTATTGAAATACGCGACCCTGATGGTTTGGTTCAGGGAAGCGCGACGTTCACGTTTGAGATCGGTGTCCAGGAGTTCGCAGGTGGAGCATGATCAATCGGCGGGCGTTGATCGCCGTGAACATCGAACGGAGGCGTGAAGTGTCGTTCACCGACAGCGAAAAGGCCGACTTGGAAGCCTCGGCCCACCACAGCGCGCGGGTGCGCTGGGACCCGAACGTCAGCCTAGGCAGTGTTGTCTCACTGTTTGTGATGCTGGGTGCAGGCTACGCTTTCGTGAGTGACCTACAGCGCGCCAACGACAAGCAAGACCTGTACATCGCAGCGCTGCAGGAGCAGGCCGTGCAAGAGCGTGCGGACGCACGTCAGGCCCTACGTGATCTGCAGGCCCAGGTCCGCAGCCTGGAGCTGCTCGTGCGCGAGCTGCAGACCGAACTCAAGAGGCGGCCGTGATCGACTTGAGCGTCGCCATCGCCCTGCTGCTGCTCGGCGCCTTTCTGGGCATCGTGGGCGTGGCGTGTGCTGTCGTGTGGTCGCGGCGCGAAGATTTCAATGATGCCTACCGCGCCGGCTGGATGGACGCCACAGACCGCGCGCCACTGGGCGAGCCGCTTGATCCGCTCGAACCGCCCGCGCCCGGCGCCGACCCCCGCGACCCCTGGAGGCACTGATGTCCGAAGCGCTGCACCCGGTCAAACTGCTCTGGTCCTCTACCCGTGGCGGCGTGGCCCGCTGGTATGACGTGGCGGTCAGCCTGCCTGCCGGCCGCCCGCCGCGCATCCCGATCTCGCCGGCGATGTCGCTTGAGATGATCGAATGGGTGCCCAGTCAAGGTGTCGCCCACCTGCGCGAGACCACCGCGCCCGGGCGCGAGATGACGTCACAAGAGATTGAGGCTTGCAAGCGCTATGTGCAGCTTGTGTGCGATCCAACCCATTCCGCACCTGAGGCGCGACTGCCGTGAGAGTCATCGATGAGGCCAGGCCGATACTGGCCGACCTGCTGAGGCGTGAGGAGGGTCTGCGGCTCAAGCCGTACCTGTGCAGCGCCGGAGTACCGACGATCGGCGTCGGCGCGACGACGTATCCAGATGGCCGGAAAGTCCGCATGGACGATCCCGCCATCACTGAGGAGGAGGCGCTGCGCATGCTGGCCATCGAGTGCGACAGGTACATGATGGACGTGCTCAATCTGTGCACTCGCTACCCGAGCGCGCATCAGCTCGCTGCAATGTCATCGCTGGCGTACAACATCGGCGCAGGCGCGTTCGCCAGGTCCACTGTCCTGCGCTTGCACAACGCCGGGGATGCGGCCGGCGCCGCTCGGGCGTTTGCCTTGTGGAACAAGGCGCGCGTCGACGGACACCTGACGGCCCTGCGAGGTCTCACGGCACGGCGCGCGCGTGAGGCTGCGCTGTACCTGACGAAAGAGCCTGACGACATTCCAGATGCGCCGGTGCAAGCTGTCGCCGACGAATCCAGGCTCACGCGGTCCCCGATCGCGCAAGGTGGCGGGGTGGCAGCGGCCGGGGGCACGGCGCTGGGGCTGCTGCAGGTGCAGGAGAGTGTGACTCAGGCGTCGACCGTGGTCGACACCAGCGCCGGCATGCTGGCCAAGGTGCGCGAGGTCACCGGCGTCGACCCCGGCGTGCTGCTGGCCGTGGCCGTGGCCGGGGCCGGGGTCTACGTGATGGTCTGGCGCAAGCGCCAGCGCGACGGAGGGTGGACATGACGCAGACGATCGAGACCACGCATGCCGAGCCCACTGCACGCGACGGGCGCTATGGCAGCCGCAAGTTTTTGCTCGCCCTGCTGCTGGTGATCGGCTCCACGGGGCTGCTGCTTGCCGCTGCGATCGACGCGGCGACCTGGCGCGAAGTGGTGATCTGGGTGACCGGACTTTACATGGCGGGCAACGGCGCGACGGCATGGGCCGGCGCGTTCGTGGGGCGCACAAAATGAACCAGGCTACCCTACCCGCTGGGCGCCTGCGCGCGGCGCTCCTGGTCGCTCTGGTCGGCCTGTGCGTGGGTCTCACAGGCTGCGGCGGCGTGCCGATCGACGCGAGTGAGCTTGAGTCCTTCCGCGCGCAACTGATCGCCGACCTGCAGGCGCTCGAGCTTCCCGAGGTCCGGGTGGACGCCAGCGAGCTGCGCAGCCTGCGCGAACAACTGCTGGCCGACTTGAGGCGCATCGACGAACGGCTCGCCGAGCTTGAGGCCGAGGCGCGCGAGCGAGTGGGCCGGCCGGTGCAGCCCGAGAACGCGCAGTGATCGGCCTTTCGATGCTCACGGGCGGGCGCGCCGCACTCATCGCGGCCGCGATCGCCGGGGTGGCCGGTGCCGCTGCCGGATGGACTGCGCAAGGATGGCGGGCGGCCGGCCGGATCGAAGCGCTGCGCGCCGAGCACGCGCAGGCTGTCGCCGCATCACAAGCCGCGCACGCGGCACAACTGCAGGCCGCCGCGGCGCAGTCCGCCCGGCTCGCCAAGGAGGCCCAGGATGTCCTCGACCAACTCCAGGCCGACCGCGCAGCTGTCGCTGCGGATCGTGCTCGCCTTCACGGCCAGCTTGACCGGCTGCGCGACGCCTTCCGCGCCACTTCTCCCGCCGCCGGTCGCTGCTCCGACGATCCCGCCGCTCGAGCCGCCGCCAGCGCTGCCGACGTGGTGCGTGCCGACGTGCTCGAGCGCGCTGTCAGCCGAGCTGTCGAGCTGGC